CATATAATTTTATGGCGGTTTAAGGAAAATACCTATACATATGCCGACATATCAGGAAAGAAAATCATCGCAATAGACAAGGAATATTTTGCGGTCAAAAACATAGGATTTGATGTATTGACGGTCTACACAGGCGAAGTGAAATATTCCTATGAGGGCGAAGTGGAACACATGGGAAGCGACGGCATAAATGTGATATTTAATGTGGGCGATACAGTCTATACTTATTATCGCGGAATCGTGAGAGAACTCTATAAAGATTTCCCTATAGTGAGTATTAATGAAGGCGTAATTTATGGTCGCGATAAAGTCATATATAAGAACGGAGAAACGGACTTGCTGGAACGATTGGATATAGGAATGACACTAAAGCGATATGGTGGATATCTTTATGCCGGAGACGGCAAAAAGGTATATAAGATAGACAAGGAAATCATAGACGAATACGATGTGGATAGTCGCGAGTTTATTCTTACAAGTGATGCAAAGTTATTTTAATGGCGTGAAGCATTATATGAAGAACAGGAATATTCCGGATGATGTCCATATCCAGTAATATATTGAGATCATCAAACAGACTATTAGATTGTTGTCGGTAGTATATGAGATTACAATTAATGGTGATATTGGCAATCGTGGATAAAATCTCGGCGGTGATATCGGGGGCAACACGGCGCGAATAGATTTCAATCAGGTTATCAACGGATGTTTTGAGAGAACTAAATTCATTCAAATGTTGTTTTTGAGTGGTGGAATTGTATAAGAATGCGATATGAACGATGTTTAAAACGAACATAACATACGGACATTTGCGGTTCTCGGTGCTGCTGGTGAGTTCCAAGTGTTTCCGTATAATCTTTTGTCGCTTCCATCGCGAAGTCTTCCTCTTGAAACAGCGTCCAATGTGTCGCACAATTTGCGACATACGGGGTTCACTCAGTGTCTTAATAATATCCTCACTATAAGATGCAAACAACTCATTTAATAGCGCATTAAGAATGATTTGTTTATTCTTTTTGCGGAAATATCGCGAGAACGATAATCCCAATACATTTAAGCGAGTTAAGAATACCATATATATTAAGGATTAAAAAAATTGAATTGAAATTATTGAGAATATATAGAAACCAAACCAATGGAGGAGATTTTAACCGAGAAGTTAAAGAAGCAGTCAAAGCAGATATTTGATAAGGACTACACGTTCGCAAGTGTAGCCGAAGAAATGTGTTATCATTCACGAATGTTGATGCGCCACGGGTGCGTAGCAGTCCAAAATGGTCGTATAATAGCAAAGGGATATAATCACTATAGGACACGAGTGAAGGGATATTCGTGTGGATGTAGTTGTCACGCGGAGATTGACACATTACGGAAGTGTTTTAAAGAAGGTCAAGGAAATACGCGGGAAAGAGATAAAGTTGTATATTGTTAGGGTCGGATGTAGTGGCGAGTGGCGAATGTCAATGCCCTGTTTGGATTGCTATAATACAATAAGGAAACTCGGCATACGTAAAATCGTATTCAGTATAGGATATAGTGGATATTCAGAGCGACATTTATGTAAAATAAATGTGGTTGATATAGACAGTTTAGTGAAGAAGTGTCTAGGCAGACGATATTTATCTAGCAGTTATATATATGAGCCATCTGATATTGATACATGAGTTCGTGGAGGAACCGGAATTATTAAAAATAGCATTTAAAGACGCAATATCTATTATTGTAAAAAATACTACATCAATCTACGACATCTTGCCCAAAATCAATTTATCCAAACTTACACATATTGCTTTAATATTCCATCCTGTGGTAGATGTGTATCTACCTTTTTTTGAGAGTTCGGGATGGTCAAAATACAAGTATATTTCAAATGGACTAATGGAGATTATTCAATTCTGTAATGTGCCAGTGGATTTGCTCGCGTGTAGTTTAAATACTTCGCGATTTATAGAGCAAATCGGAAAAATCCGACAACAACTTGGAATACAAATCCGTTTTTCATTAAATGACACAGGTAATGAAACCGACTGGATATTGGAAAGCGATAGTATCAATATACGAGATTTATATTTCAATGATTCCATAGACAAATGGAATTATACATTGTTTCCAATTTATAGGAGTAGTGGTGATTTCGTATTGGATAAGGATTTGCGTTTCATATATTTAAAAACCGATATATGCGGAAATGCGTTGAATGTTAGATATGACGAACAAATGCGGAACATACAGCGAGAAGGGTCCGCAATTATTTCGTGGGGAAATCCGAGGATGGGTGGAGACAGTTTAAGTGAGCGAGATGTTTCAGGCGGAGTAGTAGCCATTCAACCATCTTCCTATAATTTCGTCGCATTAAAATCAGATGGAAAGATAGTGACGTGGGGAAATGCAGGTTATAAATACGATATGGAGCGAAATAATATAAATGGGGTGGTCGCTTTATATTCAAATCGTTACGCACACGCGGCATTAAAGGCCGATGGTTCAGTGATATCGTGGGGTTCGGTTATACAAGGTGGATTATTATTACAACCGATTACAAATGTGATTGCGGTATTTAATACGGACTACGCATTCGCAGCACTGAAATCGGATGGTTCAGTGGTGTGTTGGGGAAACCCCGAATATGGCGGATATTTGGGGGTGAATTTAACGGGAGTTGTGACAATTTCAGCAACAGGTAGGGCATTCGCCGCATTGAAATCGGACGGGTCAGTCGTTTCGTGGGGAGAGCCATCGTGGGGCGGAAATATAGGGCGACAAATAACAGGAGTGAAGGCCGTATTTGCAAATGGAATAGCGTTCGCGGCGTTGAAAACCGACGGAACCGTGGAGTGCTGGGGGAGTTCAAGATTTGGCGGAGTATTAAATAAAAGTTTGAATGGAGTGGTGAAAATCTATTCCAATATGGGAGCATTTGCCGCACTGAAAAACGACGATACAGTAGAGTGTTGGGGATATGATGGATGGGGAGGAACAGCGCCCATCTTGACAAATGTCGCGTCGGTTTCTTCCACGGGATACGCATTTGCGGCGCTACATAAGAATGGCGATGTGACTGCGTGGGGATTTAAATCAGAAGGTGGTTTAAATACAAATACAATTGTGGGGGCAACTGCAATCTATTCAAATTTCCATTGTTTCGCAGCGCGTAGAACGGGCGGACAAATCATCTTATGGGGAAATCAATATTACGGTGCATATGCGGGAGATAGTGAAATCTTCTTATTGGCAAATGTGAGCAAAGTCTATTCTACGACGAAATCCTTCGCGGCTTTAAAGAATAATGGTGATGTGATTACGTGGGGAAATATAACCTTGGAAGGAAATACGGGTGGAGATTCATCAGTGGTTCAGCAATATTTGAATAATATTATTCATATAGAAAGCACAACGGAGGCATTTGCGGCATTTAGAACGGATGCATCGGGCGTAGAATATACGGATAGTTCAACAAATTACATATCAGAAACGACGAATAATACAGCGGAAACATTGGGCGACCCGCATATATATCCGCTGATGGGGAACGAATATGAACTCCCAAATAAAGTGGCGAAATATCGTTTGTTACAGGGGCGCAATTTGATTGTCAATGGAAAAACGCGCAGAATCACAAACGAAGAACGCCATCATATACGCCTATATTACGCGTATGTGAAACGCGAAGAACCACCTAAAGAATTAGTAGATGACGGTGTTTTTTATGATTCCATATATATCAAATCCGAGGGCAACATATTCTATTTCAACTACGATAAAAAACGGGCAATGAGTGATGCCTATTTTACGGTTACTCAAAAAGAGGATATTGAAGTGACCTTTAAACACAAGGAATACGGAATGATAACTCTACGATTTATGTATTATGAAAATCCCCAATTAAAATACGGTCTAGAAATTCAGATGGGCGAAGTCAAGAATAATCTATTTGGACTGTTGGTGAGAGAATACAAAACAGAAACGATGGAAATAAAATCAATGACAAATGAAGAAGAAATTTGGGGTGAAGAGGGTAAAAATGCCGTGTTTTCTACATATAAAGAAATAGAGGTATAATATATGCTAACCTATGAAGACCGAATATATTATTTAGATAAATTGTTAAATCTATTTTCTGATGACAAAACAGTAAAATTCAATATATTGGCGTGTATTCATTATGTAGTGTTGTTTATCATCTATGTATGGTTCTTAATCACAAAGAGTATTCATGTGTTTATCATACTTGGAATTATCATTGTTATTCAACTCGTCTTAAATATCATAGATGACGGATGTTTTATGATGAAATTGGAGCGTAAATATGTGGGAAAGCATTGGTATGGCGGATATAATGGACTAGAGTATTTAGGTATAGATGTGAACCCCGAGATTGTTAAGAAAGCATATATAATAATTATGATAAGCATTGGTGCCGCATTCATATATAAACTATGGCGCTGGAAATAGGTTGTTATATTTATATGTCAAATATAACAAATGCTTAAACAGTCAAAGAGAGGCTGTAGCGCTCGCGAATCTCATTCGTGAGGGTCTTGAAGTCGTCAAAGTAGGTGAGGATGGGGCAACCACTCTGCAAGAGCGAAACGTAGTTGTATTCGCACTTCTTGCGCTCTTCCTCATCCTCAATGCGAGCAACGAGTTGCTGGTGGAGGTCAAGACGAGGCAGGTAGCAAACCACATCAACAATGCCTAAATGTTGGGTGAGGTTGTAGTCGTCGCAAAGAACGAGCAGACGATGTTTGGGGAAGTTCGCCTTGAGTTCGTCCACGTATTTCTTGGCAACGGGGTAATAACGCACCGTGCGGTTGTTCTCATTGCCCGATTCCTCATCGCGGAGTTTGCTCTCAATCACCTCATTGAGGTCCACAATGAGGGTCTTTACTTTGCCTTCAACGCTGCGCAAGTTGGAAGACAGACGGGTCTTACCGGACTTCTTGGGCATCACCAATGCGCAAATGTGGCCGGCACGCTGACGAAGACGCACCAACATACGGCGCTTCTTATTTTCGCTATATAAGCACAGAGTGAGGCGAGTAAGGGCACCAACACCCAACATCGCCAAAAGATCGCTTTCCATTCCGTTCATTATATATACTATAAATAAAAAAAATTATTGTAGATTTTCCAGATACATTTTATTTATAAAGAGAATAAGATTCACGTGGTCGGGATTATAATAAACGGAATAATCAAATGTTTCGCTTATAGAAACAAACGAATTCTCGGGATGAAAAAACGCATATATACAATACGCAACCATAATATGATTATTATCTAATGCCCTTTGATATTTCGCATTTAGATTTTCTAGGTCTCCATTAAAATAGAATTTGACATAACCGCGAAAGAATTCGGCCAGATTTGTATTTAAGAAGCGATGAACGCATTCCATACATCGCGGATGATGTTCTGACACTATAGTAGTTCTATAATCGGGTTCTCTAATAACATCGGCATAATAACGACAATTTTCATAATCGGGGTGCCAATCTTGGCCGTAGGTTGTTTCTAAATAGGACAACGATGTAAAATTCCATATAATATTTAACGCATTCATTAATTGGGGTTCTGTGAATTCGGGAAAATAGACATTTACTAAATATTCATATAGGGGATGATTTGGGAACCCACAGTATTTAACAAGTGTAAAACACTTAAAGGAATGTGGTGAAGTATAATATCTCATTGTTTATATATTCGTATTTATATTTATGTTTTTTATATCGTATGAACCATATTTAGATGGGGAAGAGTATTTCAATTATTTGGTATTAGTGGGCGAGACCGATGACTATTTAAAGAGCATAACACGCGTATTGAAACGCAGAGAAATATCCCCTTTTTTCAGAGACGACGAATGTATGCGTTTTTTCTGGGAGTTGAAAAAATACACAGATGCGAATTTGGTAGAGGTGATTTCGCTGTTGGAAAAAAATGGATATACAGCGAATTATAAGATGACAAAACTGTTTAAACGGGCGCTGATTGTGTTTAACTCCAAGTAAATTCGTATTCAATGGCACCCGATAGACGCATTTTCAGATATTCATATAGATTGCGTTTAATCGTGTGAAAGAGTTCGGTCTTGTCTTTACCGTCGCCTAATATGCGCGATTTATAGGTCGCATAAATTTTATATTGGTCATCCACATCTTCAATTGGAGAATTTAGTTCCCCTTCTCTCTTCTTCTTCCATATAAAAAGCTGTTGAATGAGTTGTTTTCCGATATGTTGAATCATCAATTCAAATTGCATATCCGTCATTTTCGTCCAATACCGACCATGAGTGTCTTTGTTTTCCACATACACATAAATCGTATTCTTTTGTTCATTATAAGACCGCATAGGCACCACATTTTCATTATCAATCGGCAATAGTTGTTTAAGAATGGATAGAATGCCGTGTTGAAATCCATTTTCAAAAACGAGGGTTGCCAGTTCAAGATGAATGTTAATAGAATGGAACCAATGTTGAAAAGTGACGGACGGAGAAACATTCATATTGAGCCATTCTAAAATGGAAACCTTCTTTTTTTGCTTATATACCATATGTTCCAATTCTTCAATTCGCTGTTTCATAGTGACCACAGTTTGAAGCAAATAATCAATTGTGGACGGAATATTTTCGTCTTTAATGGATAATATGTGGTTCATATGTTGTTTCGGATTTTGAACGATATCAAATCGCAATACACACGCGGGTTGGTGCATATTATATTGAGTTCTAGAAGGAAATGTGATATTACATAAGTCGCACTTTTTGGGTTTATCTTGTGAGGGAGTAGTAACAATCGTGTTCTTCATCGGTTTAAACACGATTTTCTTTTTCCTGAGTTCATCTTTTGCGATTTGGTCCATGTTGGGCAGTTATAAAAACTATACAAAATAGGTTCAATTAGATATTTTATTTTTATAAGAAAATATCTAAATTAATGGCGGCGCACCTTGCGGGTGGAGCGGCGAGAGCGGCTAGAAGCACGGCTGGAAGCACGGCTAGAAGCACGGCGACCACCTTTGCGAGACGAGCTACGACGAGATTTGCTGTGAGAAGACGACATTTCTTTTATATATTAAACGAAGATTATTTTTTCGTGGAAAACAGTTTTTCCATTGTGGAGTCCATAATTGGAATTTCGCACATTTGATATTTCTCGTGGTCTGGATGAATTCCGACTAAAAATAATTGTTTGACGATTATATTGTATTTCCGTTTCAACATATAACGATATATATTGAGTTGCAACGCATAATGCCAATAATTGGAATTTGGTAAATGCGCTAGAATTGGATGTGTGGCCGATTCAAATGGATTGGTCTTTTTAAATTCGGGACAGCGTTTCCAATCCATAATAATATAGTCATCACCGTCTCTAAATATCATATCAATCGTTCCCGCAATGTGAGCGTCCTCATCAAAAATGCACCATTCTGTGCGAAATGGTTTCCAATTACTAAAATCTTGTTCTAAAATAAACCCCTCGGAGTTCATATATGTTAATGTGGATTGACGGTCCAGTTCAAATTGTCTAAAGAGTTCGCGTTCTTTGGTGAAATCCCGTAAAGCGATGTTTATAATATTCTCCGATGTAGAACCATATTTGTCTTCAATAAATGAAACTAGATTATAGTAATATTCAATGGCGGCGTGAAGTTGTGTCCCCTTTGAAGACGAAGATACGCGCTTCTCTTCCCATTTTGATTTGATTTCGGTCGCACTCATATTAGAATATGGACTCGTTCCGTTTTTCCACGTCTGACTGGCGACGATTTTTTCAATAACCATATCCGCATTGAAATGTGGGAACAGACTATGAACCCACGTAGTGACCGATGTAATCTGTGGAACATTTTCTATTTGATAAATGTGACCGTCTTCCTTAAAGGTAATCAATTCATTTCGTGGATGGCCGTGTTTCGTTAAATAATTGGTGATTATTGGGTCTTTAATGGCGTATGTTTTGGATTTTAAACGAGAGTTAAATACATAATAAACTTTGAATGAGGCATCATTAATTTCAATCTTTTTGAGTTGTCGCATATAGAATAGATGCGTTATGTATTCATATAAAAACACTTGTTAAATAATATGCTATTGATAATAGGACTATGTATTTTAGGATGGACGATTATTCGTCTATGGTGGCCAATGTATAAAGAAGATTTATCCGAGTATCATTTAGACTATAAAGAATTTATAGAAGACAGTTTTTATTTACAAGAGGGGGAAGATGGAAATGGCATCCCAGAGAGAAGCGAGAGAACGGTGTTTGTGTATCATCCACAATTAAGTACGAATATAATTATGCGATATAATTATGACCGAGATGGATTTGAATATTGGGCGAATAGTACATTATCGTTTGAGACTTTACTGGCGGTATGTAGAAAATACTGTCGCAGTTTTAATGCGTGGGGTCTTTATAAAGGATGTAAAACGGGACGAGAAGAGAGAAAAGAAGAACCTATAAAAGAGGTTATACATAATAGTGTATTTGTAGGAGTGAAACGACAATCGGAGAAGGTCATAGAAGAGAAACTGAATAAATTCATAGAAATGGGAACTGTAAGAGATTATGCGATAATTGTTACAAAGAAAAATATTAAAGAATTGGACTTTAAAGCCTTTAAGCTGCTAAATATTCCCAAGCGGCAATAAGAATATGGGTCTGGTCGTATTTGGGTTTAATCCACGGTTTATAGGTTTTAACCACCTTGTCCGCAATCTTCTTGGAGTGGTTCATACTGATGATGAATTTGTATAGTTTGTCGTGAGGAGTGGTTTTCAATGCGGACAAGAAGTTATATCTAGAGGGGTTCGCCTTGAATTTTTGAAAGGAAATGGGAGGCACGTTCTCGTATAGTTGTCGCGATAAATAGACCTGTGTGCTATACTCATTGTGCCGACTATAATAATGAAACGTATTCAAAATGTCGCTCCATTGTGAAATGGTTTGTTTGCTCTCTTGCTTCTTGTAAATCATCTTTTCCAGTTCAGGATGATTTAGGGCATAGAAGTCGTAAAAGAGGGACCAAATACAGTTCCAACCGTGGATTTTTTCTTTAGAGGATAATACAATGAGTTCATCATTATCACGCTCATCCGTAATGTCGTATTTGTTATTGACGCGAATAATCCGCTTCTTATCATTTTTAAGGATGACAAGAAACATATCTAAAAGATGTTCCACATTGTCCTCTAAATCGCGATGGGTCTTGCCCCCGTGTAGCCAATACAAAAATCGTCGTTCAATGTGTTCCATAGTCTTTTGATGACGTTAGTATGTAAATAATAGTGTTTCAATTTCGCATTCTCTCCAAATAGTGTTCCAAACGCACATCTCCAATGACTAATATAAATAGAATAATGAAACTCTCAATGAAATACACAAATGGACTTTCTTTGATGTGGGGATACATGGATTTGGCAATGGACGGAACCGATTTTCCAATATAGATGATTACAATATATATTAAAATATTGAGTGCGAGCATAAACAAGATTTCGGCCATAATTTTTAATGAATATAGCGATGTTTTAGGATTAATATCATCTAAAACGAGTTGTTCTACAAAGAAGACGAATTTGAGGCCGATAATAGAAAGAATAAAATATAGAACCAAATATTGTAGAAAATCAATCAAATGGAATAAAAACGTGCTTTTTGTTAATAGATTAATTCTATTAAAAATCTGCTTAGTATCAAGAAGCATTATATATTATATAGACAGACTAAAATTGAATCCTCTTTTATTCTATAACTATCATATACACACATACAATAATGGTTAAGAATACTAAAGGCGGCAGCAAGAGCAAGAAACTCGCTCGTAAGAACGAGGGCAAAGAGGAGCGCATATTTAGATATGCTTCAGCAGAAGGCGAACTATATGCATCCGTAGTGAAGATGTTGGGCGGGATGTGGTGCGAAGTCATTTGTAATGACGGGAAGCGTCGTTTAGCATATCTTCCTGGAAAGCTGCGAGGACGCAATAAGAAATATAATAAGATTGCAGTGGATACGAAACTGGTGATTGGTTTGCGCGAGTGGCAGACAATGAAAGCCACGGATACGAGACCAGAGAAGTGCGATATTTTGGAGGTCTACGAACACGATGAGGAGTTCAAGTTGCGACGTGCTCCTGGAATCAACTGGAAGGCGCTTTCAGTGACGGGAGAGGGGTATGAAGACGAGGCCGAGGAAGATGCGACAGAGGAGGCATTTGAATTTGAAGAGTTATAATATATTATTTGTGTGAGATGTATGTAAACATTCTTTTTTATGTAGTTTAGATATATTCAATGTAAAAAAGTCCGTTTAGCAATAAAAGATTTCAAATAACACAAAATATAAATATTGCGTTTATATATAAGAATGTCGGACTGGATGAATGTTGTAAAGAAAACGATGGCGAAGAACAAGGGCAAACCCCTGCGCGAAGTGCTGAAGCTGGCAAAAGAGGAATACAAGTTGT